CAATTTTTTTATAAAATACACTGTCTGCGTCTATGAAAATGAGACCATCACAATCTTTTGTTGTTAAGATTGCTTGTGTATATGCATATACTTTATAACTAAAACGTACTGCGTCTTGGCGAAAGTCTAATGGTAAACTTACCTTGTTTTTTTCTACGAATTTTTTAAGAGTTGGTATTTGTTCATACATACCATGGTCTTCGTTGTATGTTTCTAATTCAAATGGCCAATTATAAGTAGATTGAAATCTATGAGCATATTCTTTAAATAGTTTATTATTCCAGGTACTAACTACTTTTATTTTCATGTTGTTACAACTGCAATATTCATTTTTTAAATACCGTATCTTTTATATGTTTGCCCACCTCTTTATAACCAATATCTTCCAATAATTTTACACAATGTTTTTTAATTAATATTTCTTCGTCTGTTCTTATTGGCAATTCTAATGATAATGTAGGACTAAACTTATTTAAAAATTCTAATGCACCCATTAAAAATTGATATTCATGGCCTTGTATATCTACCTTTATCAAATCTACAGTATCAAAATCATTAATATAATTATTCAACATTTTAATATCTATATGTTCAACTTTGTTACTCGCACTTTCAAAACCTTCAACTAAAGACCCGCCACCTGAGTTTTCTATACCTCTATACAAAGGTACATTCTCACCTTGTTTATCAGATAAACCTACTTGTTCTAAATGCCAGTTATCATAAGCTGCCATATTTCTTCTATAACAATCTGATATATCATAAACAGGTTCAAATGCCCAAACCTTTTTAAATTTTCTACAAAAATCTTTTGACCAGAAACCTACATTAGCCCCTACATCAATTGCAACATCAAACTTATCTACAAATTCTAAAACATAATCTCTATGTGATTGTTGATATGTAAATTCACCATTGACTTCTTTTAACATAGACTCAAAATGTGTGTCATAGTCTGGTAAATACCAACTTTTAACTACTTTTATTTTCATGTCCTACCTTTTGTATATAATAACTATCAACAATATCAGATAAAGGATTACCACATTTTTCAGTATCTAATATTTGTTTCAAATCAATTTTAGTTTCTTTTAGAAAGGCCTCGTACATCATGTCTTTGTCTGCGTTTCCTTTTCCTGTTGCGCCTTTTTTAACAACACTCGGTACAACTGTATTGTAATTAAGACCGTTAGAAAGTATCCTGTATTTGAGGATGCCACAATTCTCAGCAATTTGAAAAAGACCCTGGCCTTTAGAACCATACGAATAGCCTTCAATGTAAATTTCTTTAGGAGTATTAATGGTAGACAGTATATTAAATACAAAATCTGAAATATAAGTAAATCTTTCAATAGGGTCTGTCCATTCTTTATGTTCATAACCAATTATATTATCACTTTGTTTTCCTATCCACTTTTTTTTAGTAGTTAGGTAATAAAAATTTAGTTGGCCATCATTTATACAGATAGCCGGACTTGTTAAACTATAATCAATTCCAACTTTCGTGTTCGGCTTCGTCTGGTACTTCACTGTCATGTTCTTCTTCTACCTCATATCCACAAAAGGGACATGTTAAAGGAGGCAAATCATATTTGTCCTCGTCCCATTCTATAGTATATTTAGTCTGACAATTGGAACAGTGTTTTGAGACTTTATCCATTACAGTTTAAATTTTTTAAATTGATTTTTAGTAACGTCTTGTTTTATACCACCAACTACGTAAGATTCAATTTCTGTTTCTTGTGGTGCATTTTGAGCTGATCTACTATTTAACCAGTGTTCTACCCATGGTAGTGGATTAGTTTTTTGATCATAAGCAGGTGTTAGACCTATCGTTTTCATACGTCTATTCGCCATATATTCTACAAATTGGTGTAATAATTTTTCTGATAGACCAATCATAGAACCTTTGCTGAACAAATAAGTTGCCCAACGTTTCTCATCGTTTACAGCTTGGTCATACATTTTGTAAACTTCTTTTTCGCTTTCTTTAATAATTTTCGTAAAGTCTTTATCATTTTCATAGTCTCTCCAATTGTTAATTATTCTTTGTGACATTGCTAAGTGTTGGCTTTCGTCTCTTGCGATAAAAGATATAATCTTAGCAGAGCCTTCTAGTTTTTTTAATTCACCAAATGCAAATGAACAAGCAAATGATACATAAAATCTTAAACCCTCTAGTATATTAACTGATACCATTGCAAGGTACATTTTCTTTTTAAGTTCATATAGATCAACCTTATCTGGTGATAGTGTCCATTCATATCCTTTTTTAATTAGATCATCATAAGTTTTAGTTACAGAGGCTGCTCGTTCCTCAATTTTTTGATCTTCTAAAATCATGTCAAAAACGTCTGCCGGATTTGAATATAAATTCTTGATTATGTATGTATAACTTCTACTATGAATTGTTTCCATAAAGTCCCATACTATTATGGCACCCTCTAATTCTGGAAGTGATACAAAAGGTAAAAATGCTAAACATGGACCTCTTCCTTGTACACTGTCTAACATAGTTTGGTATTTTAGATTACTAGTGAAGATAAACTTTTGGCCTTCGGATAAATCCAAATAGTCGTTTCTATCTTTCTGTAAAGATATTTCTTCAGGTCTCCAAAAATAACCAAGTTGTTGTTGAGTAAGTTTATCAAAGATAGGATATTTAAAAGTATCATACCTTTGTACAGATAAATCTTTACCAAAAAACATTTGTTGTTTAGTAGGATTTATTCCTTTTTCTTTATTAAAAACTGATTTACTCATAATTCTCTTTATTTATTAATTTATATTGTACAACTATCACAATTCTCCTCGTCTTCTTGTGGAGTTTCTGTTGTAATTGGTGTATCGTAATCTATGGAGTGTTTAGGCTCTTCAATATCTTTTTTACTATCATAAGTATTTTGATAATAAGATGTTTTCCAACCGTATTTATAAGTTGTTAACAAGTCTTGTGCCATAACAGATACAGGTACTTGATTGTCTTCGTAATTATCTGGATTATATGACCAGTTACCTGATATAGCTTGATCAAAGTACTTTTGCATTACTGCAACTATATTTATATATCCTTCATTACTAGGCATATCCCATAATAAAGTATAAAAATTCTTTAATTTATTATATTCTGGTACTATCTGTTTCAATGTGCCTTTTTTACTTTTCTTAACTGATAAGTGGTCTCTAGGTGGTTCAATGCCGTTTGTTGCATTTGAAACCACACTAGAAGACTCGGAAGGCATTTGGGCTGATAGAGTACTATGTCTTAGCCCAAATTCTTTAATGTCTGCTCGTAATTTGTCCCATTTCATTGAAAGTTTACGAGTTACTAATTCGTCTACTTCTTTTTTGTATGTGTCTATTGGTAATATGCCGTCTGCATATTTTGTTCTATGAAATAGTTCACACTGACCTTTTTCTTGTGCAATCTCATTACTAGATTTTAATAGATAATATTGAAATGCCTCTGATAGTTTATCTACTTCTCTCCAGGCACCTTTTTGTTCGTACTTATAACCTGTTTTTGCCAGATAATGTGCAAGACCAATATAACCTACACCTAATGATCTTCTTGCTTTTGTAGATATCTCGGCCGCTTTTACTGGATATTTTTGATGGTCTATAATTTCTTCTAATGCTCTTACTGTAAGATCGCATAGTTCTTCCAGTTCATCTAGGTTGTTGATTTTACCTACGTTGATTGCTGATAGAATACACAATGCAATCTCTCCTGGACCGTCTATATGTTGTATAGGAGTGGTAGGGAGTGTGATCTCTTGACAAAGATTACTCATTTTAATAGTATCTTTAAACGAGGAGTGTGTATTACAGTGATCTATATTCATTATGTAAATACGACCTGTTTCTGCTCTTTCTTTTAAAAGGTCAAAGAATAAATTTTGTGCATTTATCTTTTTCTTATTAATACTTAATTTCCTTTCTGCTTTTAAATACAATTCATCAAATTCTGGTGTTCCCCATGCCTCATATAATTCAGGCACCTCGTGAGG